GATTAACAGGATTAATTGAAGTTGGTACTCAAGAGTTTTCTTATCTAATTATTAATGATAAATGGAATAGACTATGTGGAACTGAACCTTTAAAATTTAATGGTACTTATAAAGAAGCAGAGCTTGAGTGTATTAAAAAACTGATTGAGATTGTAAAACTTAAATAACAAACAAAATGACACCAAAAGAAAAACTATCAATGCCTTGCACGCAGGAGCAATGGCTAAATGAGATTGAACCGAGATTAAAAGAATTGGGGGTTAATATAACTTCTCTTTTTTCATTCGAACGCTATCCATATATTACTAATAATTTCGAAAGTAATAATAATTTGACAGGGACTCCAAATTTTAAAAACGGAGAAGCTGTATTTTTAGGAGAAGATGGTCGCATTTGTTCTTTGGTAGAAGAATATTCTTCTGTGAACAATGTAAAGCATAAATTCGAGGGAAAGACAACAACAGGTTACGATATTGAAGATATTATAGAATGGAATTATACATATATTGTGAAATTCAAATATCATTCGCCAAAATTATTTTGCACTCAAACTTTAGAATCTATTAATCACAGTTTCTATGGGGTTTTAATCCCACGCAATCACGAAAAAGATGCCTTAAAGCAACAGATAGAGGAGAAAGAAAAAGAGTTAAAAGAATTGAACGATAAATTAGATAAACTAAACTAAAAAAAACTTATGGAACACGCTTATTATTGGGTAACTACATTTATACAACTAATCATAATGATTAATTTAAATCGTATTTATAAAAAACTAAAGAAGAAATAGAAAACCTTTAAACAACAAACAAAATGGAAAAACAAACAGCAGTAAGATTTATTGAATTAAAATTATTAGGATTAGTATCTTTTGATTCAGAAGAATTAAGGAAAATGTATAAAGATATTCTTTTACAAGCCAAAGAAATGGAGAAGCAACAAATCATCAATTGCTATAATCAATCGTGGCATTTTAGAGATAAGCCATACGAAACAGCAGAAAAATACTACAACAAAACATTTGGAAAATAATTTCCAATTTTAGCCTTATGGTGGAAAAAATAGGCGCAAAGCAAGAAAAATGGGCGCAATAGTGGAAAAAAATAACTTTGTAGCTCAAAAGTGAGCCGTATTTATACTAATTTATACGAATAATGAGCTTTAAAAATCCCAAAATGGGAACTTTTGTAACTTTAATGACAACTTATGACAATAATCTTTATAATATTAGCAGCTATTTGTAACTCGGTAATGGATGTTCTATCTACCAGGTATTATATTTCTATATTTGGAAACCTAAAGAACAGACAATTTTGGGATTGGAATATGTCCTGGAGAAACAAATGGCAGTGGGGCGAGAAAGAAAATGGCGAGAAGTTTTTTTTATCTTCTACTATGCTTTCGTTTTTAACGGATGGGTGGCATTTATTTAAAGCCTTGATGTTACTTTTTATTTCTTTAGCTATTGTAACTTATAAACCTATCTTTGGCTATTTTGATATAATCCTATTCTCTATTATTTGGGGGGTAGTGTTTGAATTGTTTTACACTAAAATCTTATTAAAATGAGTACAACAATCTTAAAGAAAAAAGCAGATGCTATATTTTCTACTTATATTAGGTTAAAATACGCTGATGAGAATTTAGATGTCCAGTGCTTTACTTGCGATAAAGTAATGCCTTACAAAAAGATACAGAATGGACACTTCTATTCGAGAGGTATATTATCTTTAAGATACGATGAACAAAATTGCAGACCACAATGCTACGGATGTAATATAGCTAAAAGCGGTAATTATATTGAATACTATAAGAGACTGGAGAAAGAAATAGGTAAAGGCGGAATGGATTTTCTTGAACACAAAAGACACCAGGTAAAGAAGATGGGTAAGTTAGACTATCAAGACTTAATTGACCTGTACACACAGAAAGTAGCTGATTTATAAAAATATATTACCTTTGTAAAATGAAAACCGAATTAGTAAGCATTAAATTAGTAAAGTCAAACCCTAATAATCCACGAATTATAAAGGATGATAAGTTTGCAAAATTAGTAGCATCAATTAAGGAGTTTCCAAAGATGCTTGAAATAAGACCTATTGTTGTAAATGATGATATGATAGTCTTAGGTGGTAATATGAGATTAAAGGCTTGTATTCACGCTGGATTAAAAGAAGTTTCAATTATTAAAGTTACCGATTTGACAGAGCAAGAACAAAAGCAGTTTATTATCAAAGATAATGTAAGCGGTGGCGAATGGGACTGGAATATGTTAGCTAATGAATGGGATGCTGAAGAACTTGATGCTTGGGGATTAGATTTACCGGTATTTATGGAAGAACCAGGTTTTGATGATTTAATAGGAGAAGATAAAAACAAACCACCTGTTATGAAAATAACATTTACAAGTCCTGAACAATTACAAAAAGCGGAAATAGAAATACAAGAATTATTAGATAGGAATTATTCAGGTTCTTATTTTAGTGTTTCAGCAGGAGAAATATGAGGTTAGAAAAAGCATCAACTAAAGCTATAAAATATGCTTGTTTAAATTTTCATTATGCTAAATCAGTACCTGTAAATACATTTGGTTATTCTGTTTTTAACAATAAAAATGAATGGTGTGGTGTTGTTTTGTATGGTACTGGTGCAAACAATAATTTAGCAACTCAATATAATCTAAATCAAGGCAATGTTTTAGAACTTGTTAGAATGGCTTTAAATGGGAAACAAGAAAGCACAAGTAAAGCACTTGCTATAAGTTTAAAATTAATTAAAAATGCAATTCCTTTATGTAAACTAATTATTAGTTATGCAGATAAAGACCAAAATCATAATGGTATAATATATCAAGCAACTAATTGGTATTATGTAGGTACATCAATGGAAAATACAAAAGATAGTAGTTGGATTGTAAATAATAAACGCTATCACGGTCGTATTATATCAGATTGGGTAAAATCTAAAGGCGGTTTAAATGGACTTTCAAGAAAAGAGTTTATACATAAATACTACGATAAAAACGCAACAGAGTATATAACAAAAGGTAAAATTAAATATATTTATGCACTTGATAAAAGTTTAATACCTTTGTGTAAATCATTAAGTAAAGAATATCCAAAGACAAGCGATAAAAGTGTAATGGTTGCACAGTTGGCTTCCAGCTAACAGGAGGGGTTCGATTCCACCTTATCGCTCAAATAAAAGATTATGGCATATAAAACAGAAGAATTAGAGAAGAAATCTTTAGAAGCTATTGATAAGCATAAATTGTTCTTTATTGAGGATGTGGTAGCGTTTTTGCCTTGCGATAAGACTACATTTTATAATCACAAATTGCACGAATTCCACACAATAAAAGAAGCACTTGAAAAAAACAAAGTTGAGATTAAAACATCTATGCGTTCAAAGTGGTATAAAAGCGAAAACCCAACTTTACAGATGGGATTATATAAGTTAATCGGCACTCCTGAAGAAGCCGAACGATTAGGTACTACTTTAAAACATACAGGCGGTATGGATTTAGGTATTACTTTCAACGAGACTAAAACCTATGATACTAACGAAGAAGCAGACTAAAGCACTCGATAGATTAGAAGACAACAAAACAAGCGAGGTTATATTTGGAGGTGGAGTAGCAGGAGGTAAATCAGCACTTGGTGTTTATTGGATTATTAAATGTTGCTTAAAATATCCAGGTTCCCGATGGCTAATGGGTAGAGCAGTCCTTAAGACTTTAAAAGATACTACCTTAAATTCGTTCTATGATGTTTGCAAACTGCAAGGTATAAAGTCAGGGCAACACTACATTTATAACGCTCAATCTAATATTATTACATTCTCAAATGGCTCGGCTATTTACTTAAAAGATTTGTTTCAATACCCTTCAGATATTAATTTTGACGAACTTGGGTCACTTGAAATTTCTGGAGCATTCATAGACGAGTGCAATCAAATAACAGAGAAAGCCTGGAACATAGTTAAGTCAAGAATAAGGTACAAGCTAACGGAGTTTAATATAATACCAAAGATGCTCGGCACTTGTAATCCTGCAAAGGGATATGTTTATAATAACTTTTATAAGCCTACAAAGGATGGCACGATTAGTGAATCAAAAGCCTTTATACAATCTTTAATACAGGACAATCCTTACATTTCGGAGCATTATATTCAATCCCTGCAATCTTTAGATAAGTTTAGTAAGGAGCGTTTATTATTTGGTAATTGGGAGTATGATGACAATGACAACGCTTTAATACAGTACGATAAGATAATTGACTTATTTACTAATGAGCATATTCCAAACGGTAAAGGATATATTTCTGCCGATATTGCACGATTTGGTAAGGATAAAACTTTAATAATGGTTTGGTCAGGATTTAGAGTTATCGAGATACATAAGTTGTCCAATAAGGCAACCAACGAAGTAGCAGCATACATTAAACATTTGGCTAAAAAGCATTCTATTCCTTATTCTCAAATTATCTGCGATGAAGATGGGGTCGGCTCGGGTGTGGTCGACTATGGATTCAAAGGATTTGTTAACAATAGCAAAGCCTTAACAGGTAATTACATTAACTTGAAATCGGAATGCTATTATAAACTTGCGGAGTTAATTAATGAAGCTGGAGTGTGGGTTATAACCGAAGATGTAACTATCAAAAAGGAATTAACCGAAGAACTTGAGTGGGTACAAAGACACAACGCTGATAAGGATGGTAAACTTGCGGTGATACCTAAAGACAAAGTTAAAGAACATTTAGGACGAAGTCCCGATATAAGTGATGCTCTTATGATGCGAATGTGGTTTGAACTTAAGAAGTTTGACTTTGTTGTAATGTAAAAGTTATCTAAATTTATCGTAAATTTGTAAAAATAATTGCTTATGAATCTCATACAAAGAATTAAAGCTGCTTTTATTCCAACTCAAAGTGGTGATGCAGGTAACAAATATAACCAATCTTTATTCTCTTATTTTAATGGAATATTCTTTAACATCCCTAACAATCCAAGAGCGTATGTAAGGAATGGCTATCAAGGCAA